TAGCGAGTGCATACTGTTGAGGATTTACATAACCCTCTCCCATACCTACACCTTGACCTAGAGTACCACGACTAAACTGTAGATCATTTAAACGACTAGATTCTTGAGCACGAGCTGGTTCTAATAGTTTTAAGTTCTTATTAAAATAATCTTGAGTCATAGCATCTAAATCTAAATTAGCTGCTTGACCAAACAATCCTATACCATACTGAGATACTTGATTTCCAAAGTCTGTTTGATACTGTTGAGGCATAGCCGCATCAGCACCTGCATAAAACTTATCTCTAGTAGTAGCTAGTCTAGGATCTAGTGTATAAGTAGCAGTCTTTTTATTAGGATCTATGTTAGAGCTACCAAATCCAGAAGTAACAGCATAAGGAGTAAAACCTGGAGCTTGTGCCGACTGTCCACTACCTCCTCCACCACCTCCACCAAAAGCACCAGCAACATCAGCAATTCCTGACAAATCTCCACTAAAGAGTTTTGCACCACCTGATATTAATTTACCTATTTTAAATCCCATTTTATATACCTTTTAGTATTATTAACTATCTTAACGTAACTCAGCCCAGTATGAACTAGCCCAGCCAGCAACGATGTAAGATGACCCATTAGGAACAATAGTGCCAAGATAGTTGGTAGCATTATTAACACCACTCATTGCAGCTACAACTCCATCAACTGTAATTGTTCCAGTCCCTATTACAGTTAAACCTACCATTATAGGTTTACCAGTAGAGTTAGTATAAGTAGTGCCATTAGCACGGCTACCAGCTACATTTTGCCAAGTCTGACCATAACCTAAACCCATACCAACAGGAGTTACACTTGCCCAAGTATTAGTAGTTGCTGTTCCTGTTCCACTTCCTACACCTGTAGCAGTAAATACTGTTCCTACTGTATTATTTGCTGCACCTATTGAAGTAAAACTAGTAGTACCTGCAGTTAAGATTGTGTATTGAGTTCCTACTACAAAAGAACCAGCACTTACTGTACCACCTGCAATAGAAGTAAGTAAATTACCATTAGTGCTAGGTCGTATAGAAGTAACAGCACTTGTATCATTACCTACAAGTAAAGCATTTTTAGCTAGAGTAGAAGCACCAGTTCCACCATCTGCAGGAGATAAGTCTGTAATACCTACAATAGTGCCGCCAGTAATATCAACAGCATCCGCATCTTGGTTAGCCATATCTCCCATACTATCTGTAATAAGATTTAAGGCTGTAGTTACAAAAGAAGTGGAGGCTATTTGAGCAGAGTTATTACCAGCAGTAGCAGTAGGTGTTTGAGGGCTACCTGTAAATGTAGGGGATGTAGTATCTGCTTTACTATTTACAGCAATAGCAATAGCATTATACTCAGCATCTATCTCTGCACCCTTAATAATTTTAGCAGGATTACCTGTAAGCAAGGCATCCTTTGTATAGAAGTTTGTTGCTTTTACATAATTTGCCATTATACCATCTTCCCTGTTTTCAAATAGATTGTTAGTTGTTGTAAGCTAACTGGAGCACCTTCAATAGGAACTTCCACACCAAATTGTAATATTTTACCTGACCCACCTAAGTGCATTGTAATATCATTAATAGCAGTTCCTGAAGTAAATTCACCTATGTTATATTCAGCAATATTATACTCAGCACTACCACCAATAAAATCTTTTGTAAATGTTCTACTTGAATATACAGTTTGATAATCAAAGCCATATTTAAAAATAACATCTTGACTACCTGAAGCAATAATTACCATACTTGCTTTCTTAAGTAATTTAAGACTATAGGGTTCACCAGCATCAATATTAGAAGTGTAATACTCTAAACGATATGAAGCCCCATTATCAGTATATCCAAAATATTTACCTACTCCACCAGCCATACCAAGATATAAATTCCTATCCCTTGTCTTACAAAGAGCTTTAGGAATAAACCCAGTCCAAGTGGTTACACGAGCCGCACCATTTTCTAATGTCTGACGTAAATCAAAGTAAAATGATTGTTGTAATGAGGGTAATACTAGTAAGTAGAAAGCATCTCTCTCAAAGTAAACACTTTTAATTTCTGTTAAAGTTTCCCCTGCAATATATGTAACCAAGTCATCACGAATATTCATTGACAAGTCACGCATCGGCATACTTTTTTCTTGAGTAACACGGTTAAAGCTACGAACACCACTATTAGACAAGAATATTAAATCTGTACCTGTTTGTTGTATGGTGTCACGAGCAATACATCCAACACCAGTAACTACATCAGCAAGAGTTAAATTAGTAGGGTCGTTTGGTGAATTATAGATTACAATGTTATTACGGCAGAATATAATAAGATAATTATTATGTGAGGATATACCTACAATCTCGTCATTATTACCAACAACAGATTCAATATCAATTAAACCTGAACCTACTCCTGTAAAAGCAGCACCATCTAACAATTTGCTGTAATAAACTGTTGTCTTAGCACCAGTTACACCTGCCACCCAATGACGACCAAATGCTGTATGAGTACAGTCAGGGTCAAAGGTAGATACACCTGTAGGAGCAGTTCCATAATCACCTACTCGTTGCCAAATGTAAGCATCAGTATGGTTTTTCTTACGATAGACAAGAAGTGGATTACCTGTTTGAGCGGCAAATCCATACATCGTATTACCATAACCAGCACCTTCTGCTAGTTGTGAGAATTGCCATCTATTACCAGTAAAAGTAATAGTAAGGTTAGTTGTTTGGTCTGCTTGTTTAACTGGAAGTTCTGTAAGTGTGGTAGAACCACTATACATCTTACCACCACCACAAGAGAGAATAGTGGCTGTTAAATCTATATCAATAAACTCAAACAAAGATTCTAGATAAGCAGTGTCACTTAATGAACCATTATCAGTAGTAACAGGTGTCCAACCCCTACGGCTACCTAAACGACCAAACTTATCAATAATACAGTTAATTGCTTTTGTGGCATATCCACTCTCCAATGTAACACCACTCTCTTGAGTATTTAACCCAAGAAAGCCAAGTGTGGCATTGCTAAGAGCTTTTAATGAACCTGCCATTATTGAGGATACCAAATCATTTCGTCAAGACGTTGACTAGACTCAACAGCAATTAAATCTGAAGCCATAGAACGATAACGTTGCTCTTGTTCAGCATAACCACCATCATCACCACGCTCACTAATAGCACGAGCTAATGCACCCTCTACTAGAAGGAGAGCTGGTATTTGTATCTGAGTTGAATCTGCTACAAGTTCTGCTTGAGGTAAGATAACATTTAAACGTATGTTATATACACCATCTGGAATAGGAAAGAAGTCTACTTGAGTATCACCATTACCATCTACACCATTAAAGTTGTAGTATAAAGGAGAACCTACTTGCTCTGCATTAATTAAAAACTGTTCATCAAACCAACGAGTTCCACGTTGTTCAATAAAAAAGTTATCTGTATCATTAATGATATCAAGAACACGAAGACGAGTACCTGAACCAGTTAATACATAGTTAAATAAAGAAGCAGTAGTAGTTGCTGTAAGTGTTGTACGAAGAGCAGACCAATCCCATGAGTCTTCTACCTCTACTTTCACTACATTAACTAAATCTCCTATTAGTTTGGAGTATGGAGTTTCATTGACAGTAGTAACCTCGTTCTCACGAAGTCGTCTTAAAACTCTATTTACACATTCTAAGTATGTCAATTTAAAATCCCTTAATTATAATACAATTATACCACAATAGACTTCATTTGTCAAGGCATTTATTACCACTTGACTTTATCTGCCCAGTATGCTGCAGACATTTTACCTTTAGCAATGTTAGATGCATGACGAGCTTTGAATGACTTCTGTCTAGCTTTCTCACTAGCAGTCTTAGGAGCAGATCCAGCACCACTAACACCTTGTTGTCCAAAGCGAATTAGCTTCTCTTTGTCACCCTCTTTAGCTAATACAGCATGAGATTTAGTTGGGTGACCTGGAGTACGCTTAGGTTTATTGTACCCACTAAATGTTTCTTGTCCCTTCTTAATAGTCATACTTATTTCCTTTATTTATTATTTTCGTGCCAATCTATTAGCGCATTGAGCTGGTCACGAATTTGTTTAGATTGCTCAAAGTTCTCTATTGCATTGATTAAGATGGCTGTGTCTGTAGCAATACTGGTGCTGGTGGTCGTTTTAGTAGCTCCTGTGGTGGCTTTGGGCAAGTCCCCTGTAAGAGCGCTGTTCCACAAGCTGAGAGCATTACTGTCAGCAAAACACACACGATTATCCGTAACATTTGGTATCTTCCTTTTTAAATCTCTATAAACAATTACTTGTGCTGTTTGTTGATTTTGAAACTTAGTTGCTACTTCTCTAGCATAGTTATCATATGTTTGTTGTAATTCTATTTTCTCTTGTAAGGCTGCCTTTAAATTAGCATTATATTTCCAACCGTGTGTTGTCCAACCTGCTACAAAAGTAGCCAATAATACTACACTAATAACAATAGTTTTTATATTAAAGGGTAAAGGTA